CCGCGAAACCAGCAGCCCGATAGACGTCGACGATAACGTGAAAGGCTGCCAAAATGAAGTCAGCGAGCATACGCTTGTCATACTTGCCATAGTCACCTGCAATGAGACGATCGAGACCATGCTTGACTAGCCATGCACGGATCTGACCCCACTCTTTTGACTGGGCAACAGTACCAGGACCAGCTTCAAACACGAACTTGTTCTTCTGCACGAGGCGAACAAACGGTAGGAGGCGGCGTCTCACCACGAGGCTCCAATCGACAGGCGCACCTGTAAAAAGGCGCGTTTTTCCCATGGCAACTTTCGCCAGTGGAGTGGCTTCATCCTTGAGATGGCCTGTGAACACTGGATACGCCCGTTTGCCCTCCTTGTACAAGGCCTCGATCTGCTTGACTCTCTCCCATATTTCAGGGGTGAAATCCAAAGCATCGGGCTCTGTCTCGGTAGGGGCAGGGCGGAGAAACTCCTTCTTCGTGGTGTTCCAGGGTGAGCCCATGGACGTGTTCGTGTTGACACGATCGATGTACTTGACACCGGGCACGCCATTCAAGGCTTCATGGTTAGTCAACGTGACCAGTTCTTTCTGCCAACCATCAGGCAGCGCACTCAACACATCCTGCAGATAACCTTCACGGGCCTTCCGCAGTGTGCCGCGTTTGTACGTGACATTGGGCTGGACCATTTCAATGACGTTTTTCCGCCATGGAATCCAACCACTCATCACTGGTTGACCGTAGTTGTTCTCGACGCCGTAGTGCTCCAACACTTCGGTGTGAAGAGGGGTACTCGTTACGCGGCTGCGAGGCTTCGGTCGGAAACCAACAAACGAACCATAGAGGCGACACGTACCTGTGGGCAGGTAGCGAAATAGACTCTTGTGATGGAGAGGACCCAACACGAGGGTACGCTTGGCACAACTCAAGTTTGGCTCATCACCGGCCTGAACCACAGGTCTCTTAGTGATGGCAGGCATCTCTTCCAGGGCATCGAGTTCGCTTTTGACGACTGACAATATGCCTGTAGCTGTGTCGTTGCCCAACATGTGGATCCCGACAATGACAGGGCCTCTTGGGGTGAGGGAAACGTAAAGAGACCCGCACATACCCATCTCGGTGGCCCGAGAGCTCATGCCAAAAAAGTAGTCCATTGGGTTGGGCATACCTTCAACCTGGTTACCGCGCAGCAGCTCCATCGCATACACAGTGTGCATACTCAAGGAACCACTATCCTCACGCATGAATCCATGAGCCCGATCGGTGTGGATCTGACTCTTGGCCCAAAGGTGCGTGATGTCCTTGAAGGGCGGGATGCTGTCAACCTCAAACATACACAGATCGGAGTGCGAAGCGAACGCAATGTCCTCCCGTG